CGTATTGTGGGTTTGCGTTTGTTTTTGGCATAATTCCTGTTTCCATGAATTGTGCTAATATCTTGTTAATATCACACTGATCCGTGTGATGTTGTTCCGTGAGACCGTCATTAAACGTCTCACTATAATCTTCGTTCCCTAAATTATAGGCTGAACGAAATGTGTTTTTTGGTATGCCTGTGGCTTTTCTTTTAGTTGTCATAATTATCTTTGAACTCCGGGTATACGTACTGGTGAATTATCAGAATATAGTTTTGCTGCACGCAATGCTCTGAATTTTGGTGAATTCATAATTTTTGTGTCGATTCTTGCTAACTCGACTTCTGCTGCCATTTTATCTCTCTCTCTCATAACTTTCTCAGCTTGCTTACTAGCTAAAGCTGTATTAGTCATTATCTGGTATTCAGTTTTTTCAGCATTTTTTAATGCTTGTGCTGAATTTGCCATTTGTATGGCAGCTGCAGCTTTATTTCCTACTGGCGCCATTGCACCGGCTGATGAAGCGCCGCCGGGTGAACTTGCTTCACGAGTTCCCGCCAGAATAGGATTAATTCCCGCAGCTTTTAAATCCGCCATTCGGCGTTGTACTGCGGTATTGGACATTTCCCTTTGAAAGTCCATTTGTTTTTCTGTAGAAGCAGTCTGATGCGCCATTTGGCGCGCAGCTTGTTGTGCTGATGCTACATTAGTTTCTCTTTGACCGGCATAGCCAAATAGTCCTTGAACTATTGGGCTAGCTAGTTTACTAAGGGTTTTTCTGAACCAACCCATTAGAAATGAGTTCCGCCAGGTATACTGTTTACTGGCATTGGTCTTGTACATCTTAGTTTAAATAGCGAATCAAATATAAATTGAGGTTCGCTTGCTACTGCTAGTGTACGTTGTACGTTTGTGTCCGTTACCTGTATCCATGAATCACCAAGTAATGGCAGACTTGCATACTCCTGTGCATAATGCCATGATTCGAGGGTTCCTGTTGCGTTTGAACGGAATAAACCAGTTACTGAACTTGGTTTGTATCTATATTCCGCATAACGCTCTTGATAGCCGAACGTTGTATCGTCGTCGGCATTGCCCTGTGCGTATATTTCTTTATTTTTGACTGCTTGTTCGCCAATCGTTGACAACGTTGGCCAGTAGTAATCGTAAATTGTTTCTCTACTAAACATTCTGTTCAGTCCTTGTTGGTATGTTAAATCTGTTCTTACAGATACCATACCTATTACTATTGTATGTTCAGTGAAACTCTTTGTAAAAGAGTGGCCACTAAGTACTGTTGTTCCAATGGCCGATAAGTTACCTTGAGGTGTTGTTGCGTCAGTTGACGATGTTTGTGCGACCGGGCTTATATTTACCGGTGAGCTTCCGCCACCCAGATATTCTGGTCGTTGTAATCTAGCGTCTGGGCTAGTTACATTAAAGTGATTTTTTATTACTTCGATATATCTTGAACCGCCTCGGGCTTGTATTTCAAGAAATTTTTGTGTTGCGAATGCTAATCGAAGTTGGTTAATTGTTGCTGATGTTGCTTGTGTTAAATCAGCATATAAAGAACCTGTTGTTCCAGATGGATTAGCGTCGCCGAATACGTCTCCGCCTGATGTCAGTAGGCCTTTTATATTACCTGACGTGTCTGTAATGTTTACTCTATTTGCCGCTACATTAGTTCCACTGAAACTCATATTTGAACTAACTGGGGCAGCTGTACCTAAAGGTAATGTTACGTCTGCGCCTTTTTGCGGCCATGGTAATGCAGATGTGAAATAGTCGTGCTTTTTACCTCTGTTAAGTAATGGATAAGCTGTTGTATCTGCACCACTAGAAGTGTCTACTGTTTTAGGTGCTTGTAAATTTTCGTCTCGGAACCAATCGTTCCAGACTAGTGTGTATGCTCTATGCCATAATGCGCTAAATTCTAAAGCGGCTACTTTTGTTGGTATTCCGAAATAGTCGGACAGTGATCCCTCTGTTTCTCCACTGCCACCGGCAGTTATTGTTGGTGGTATTGGTGCAGCCACTGTAAAGTCCGGTGTTCCGTCTAGTCTTGTTGCTCCAGCTGGTTTGTAATCTTTTGTTTCTCCCATAAATTCTTCGAAATCTTGCCAGACGAGTCGTACTGGCACTGCGAAGAAATGGGTATCCATGAATGCATTATCCATTGTTGGATGTATTGGTGTTGCTAATCGGCTGAATGCAGTGAGGTTACACGAAAACGTGTCGCCCGGTAGCGCCTCATCAACGTATATAGGTACTAGTTGACCGGCATTAAATGTGGTTTTTAGCCCATGACTCCTATCAAATGTTGAACGTTGTATATCGGCATGTGGTACTTCGCTAAACTGATGTTGTTGCGCAGAGCCGATTCTTGTGTTGTACTTATGAGGGTTTTTCATGGGCATTATATTTCCTTATTTTTTGTTTTTTTTGAATTGTATCACATGTTCATGTGCTTTTGCAATACATGTGGGTTCTTGAGGTACTAATTCTCCGGTTGTTGTTTCAAATGTGCCAATTCGCCAAAGCGAATAATCCTCTGGATTTTTGGCAATTTGTGTTTCTTCATTTGCCATATCGGCAAATTGTCTTAACGCTATTGCGTCGTTTTCCAGGCTGTAATCCTGGTGATATGCTTCAAGTGCTGAATCATATATTGTGTATTTGCATAGTGTCATAGCTTATTTCTCCTGTATATGCTCATTCGAGCTTTATGTGTTTTCTCTGCTTGTCGCAGAGCCTCGGGTGTGCGTAAGTGAGCTGTTTTTTTCATTTCCTTTACGCGACTCTCTTTTATTTGCGCCATATCCTCTGGATATTCTATTTCATATAACCTATCATAGTATTTAGGTGGACGCATTTCTTTTCCATTAATATGTATATTGTCTGACGGATAAACATCATTTTTATGTTTGGCGAACCAGCTCCCCGCTATGCCGGGGCGCCGGCTCATTGTAGAGTATTCCTGTTGTTTTTCAATTATTTCGCCATCTGGTGTCATTATTTCATAATGCTTTAATCCATTTGACTGGTTTATTGCGTCTTTTCTTGGTCCATTAATTTTCTTTTGGACGTAACCGGCGACATATGCCGCCGATTGGAATGTTACGTCTCCTATGGATGAATGTCCTTTACCCCATAGTTTGCTTAATGTTTGTGATTGAGTTAGACCTTTTTTTCCTTGTATTATTTCGCGGTCGCGAAAATTTGTATTGAATAGTATTGCATGATAATGCGGACGGCCGAATTTATCGCCGTATTCTCCGCATTGGTAATATCTTATAGGTTGGTGCTGATTTGCACCTTTTTTCTTCCTAAGCCTTTTCATGAAATCTTGAAAGTCTTTTTTTACTAATGTTCCGTGTTCGGGTAAATGTTCATTATCGTAAGTTAACGTAATGAATATATTGTTAAGCCATAAACTGGCTTCGTGCATGTTTCTTAACGCCCATTGGCGTGAGTATTCTTGTCTGCATCCAGTACACTGTTTGCAGCTTACGGTTGTTTCAGTTCCGTTTGATTCGTGGAGTTTCCACGTAAGTCCACCGCCTATTTTGTTATAAGCGGTTATTGGGTGAAAGCATGGCATAGTTGCTCCTTTTTTTTATAGTCTGATTCCGCCTCTCATTGGGCGTGATCCTCTTAAAGAATTTTTTCTGTGTGTTCTTGCTGCTGTGCGAGAGAACATTCTTTTTGATTTTTTGTAGTTCATTTTTCTAGGTCTTCTCATTGTTTCACTCTCCTTAGTTCGTGAGGTTATTTTTACGACTAACCCCTAAAAGGTGTCAGTCGTTACAGTTGTATCAAGTATCAACTGTTACTGCCGCGTCGGATTCATCCGACTTGCCTGACGAAAGGGACGCCTCTGGCGTTTCCTTTCCGTCTTGATTTTGTAAAGCTTGAGCTAAACGCTCGTTTTTAACAGCAAGACCCATTTCCTCCATCTCTTGGAGGTTATCTGGATTTTCTGCAAAATTTAGAAAGCTGTGCATTTCGTTGTTGAATCGTGCCTTCACCTGTTCCGGTAACTCTTCAAACAATGTTTTTGCTGTTGCTAGTGTATTTTGCATATCTTGGAAATCCACTTCTGATACGTCTCCGTATTGTGGGTTTGCGTTTGTTTTTGGCATAATTCCTGTTTCCATGAATTGTGCTAATATCTTATTAATATCACACTGGTCAGTGTGATGTTGTTCAGTGAGACCGTCATTAAACGTCTCACTATAGTTTTCGTTGCCTAAATTATAGGCTGAACGAAATGTGTTCTTTGGTACGCCAGTGGCTTTTCTTTTAGTAGTCATAGTTATTTCCTTAGTTTCCATTCTTGTGTGTTTGGGTTAACCCAAACATTTTGCCATTTGCCCTCAATATTAATCCTATCAGGGAACCATTGAGATTCAAATATATCTTGTTCAACGAATTTACTATTTTTATCGTTGACTGTGTAATTAACATGTTTGCTTTCGGTATGAGGGTTAATTACTTTTTTTTTTGGTCAGACTTGACATTTTGTGCAGAATTATTGTTATAGAAAGCAGGAAACATACTTTTAAATGTATAGTTTTCCTTATCAAACCAATTTCTGCTATCAAAAAACCAATTCCATAAACGTCCGTAATCTTCACCGATATTGGCATCAAGGCCAATTCTTCTAGTTTCTTCTAATGTTTTTTGTATTTGAGCAATTCCTTGACCAATTTGGACTGCGTTGCTAGTCGTATTTAACTGGGGTGCCATAGCACCACCGGGTGAACTAGCTGGTTTTTGCGCAGCCAAAATAGGATTGAGTCCGGCCTTTTTTAGGTCAGTCATTGCACGTTGATGTGCAGTGCTAGACATTCTCTCTTGGAATGCCATTTGTTCGCGTGCTTGTCGCGCAGACGCTACATTA